ACCACACTTGTAACTGCCAGCGCAACAGCAATTCAAGAGATAATGAGCCTTGTTGCAGGTGCGATAGCAAACAGACCAATGCTGATAGGATAAGGAATATGTCGGATGAAGAGTTAGCAGAATGGCTTACGAACATGTGCGATATCGAAAGACATGGAGAACCATTTAAGTCAATTTACAATCTTGGCACAGAGCAGGAAGAGGAAATACACGACAGTTACGGCGATTTACTTAATTGGCTTCAATCAGAAGCAGAATAGGAGAGAATATGGAAGATAGATATTTATTCAAAGCTAAGAGAGTTAATAATGGAGAATGGGTTATTGGTTATTATGGAGTTATCGGGAAAAGAAATGTAATTATTGAGAAATACGCAGAAAATTATTATTGTCCTGATACATGCGAATCTCGACATGGAAATCAAATTCACGAAGTAAATTCAAAGACAATCTGCCAATGCACAGGCTTGAGAGATAAGAACGGCAAGCTGATTTGGGAGAATGATATTGTAAAAATAAATAATGACAAGGTGAATACACTTATAACATTTAGAGATTTTGAAATTATATGTACAATTCCTAACGAAAAATATTATAAGCACAGACTTGAGTATGATACTGAATATGAAGTTATCGGTAACATTTTTGACAATAAAGAGTTATTAGAAAGTGAGGAAAAGTAATGAATCGTGTAATTTTATGTGGGAGAGTTGTTAGAGAGCCAAAGATTAGATATTCACAGACAGTAAACGGAAGCATGGCAGTAGCAAGATATACATTAGCTGTTGACAGAGCTTTCAAGAAAGAGGGCGAACAGGCAGCAGACTTTATTAGCTGTATCGCATTTGGCAAGAATGGAGAATCTGCAGAGAAGTATTTGCACCAAGGAACTAAGATTATCGTTGAGGGCAGATGGCAGACAGGCAACTACACTAACAAGGATGGACGAAAAATCTACACTAATGATTGCGTAGTTGAAAGACACGAATTTTGCGAAAGCCGTGCCAATCAACAGAACAATAGTAATGGAATTATAGGTAGAAACAGTCCAAGTGCTGATTCAGATTCCTTTATGTCAATTCCTGATGGTATTGACGAGGAATTACCATTTAACTAAGAGTCAGTTGATTACAGGGCAGTCAGATAACGGCTGTCCTAGAAAGGAAAAATAATGGATTATACAAATAAAATATTTGCAAATATTGCAAAGGATATGTCGGAGCAAAAAGATATTGCAGTTGTAAGAGCGTTTGTATTTCAGATTACAGAACTGCTACAGAAAAATGGCATTATGCTAATACCCACTGAAAGATACATGAATATCAATTCTGATAAATCAAGTTACAGTATTATCAGAAAAATCAATATTTCATTCGATGAGCTTGATTGTACCGAGCATGACCGAGAAGTTAGAAAACAGGCATACAGAGATTTTATCAAGGAATTTGAGAGCAGAGTTAATTCAAAAGTTATATCTGAAAAACTCTTTGAAACTGAATGTATATTATTGGAGCGTGATAAGAATGAAATTGATTGACGTGGATGCACTAAAGAAAGATTTAGAATCAGTTACTTTAAGCAATGGAACTTTAGTAAATACAAATGCAGTATTGCATTTACTAGAAGAATATCCGACCGCCTATGATGTAGACAAGGTTGTAGAGCAGTTGGAAAAGAAGATACAGACGCATGAGTGTTGTATAGAATATGAAAAGAAAAATGGAACGATAACAGAAGAATTTCAGCAAAGAAAAGCGGTTGAAGTGTTGAAAGAAGCTGTGGAAATAGTAAAGGCAGGTGGTAATGCTTGAGTTATCAGAACATAGCAAGAGCCAAGGCAATAGAACAGGAGAATAAAAAGCGGCTATTGAAGCTGAATCCAAAACTAAATGATAAAAGTGGAATATACTTCTTACTCCGAGAAGATGAAAACGGATTTAAGTACGCTTATATCGGACAGGCGGTACATACACTTAGCAGATTGGCAAGCCACCTTGTGGGATATGAACAGCACATAGACCTTAGTTTGAAACGCCATAAGCTGTACGATAAAGAGAAAAACCCTTATGGTTGGCGAGCTGAGTTTCTGAATTTTCCCGAAAGCCAGCTTGACGAGAAAGAGAAGTATTACATCAAGCTATATGCCGATAAGGGTTATCAACTTAGAAATGTCAGTTTAGGCGGTCAAGGGGAAAATCGTGCTAGTGGTTCAATAGGCGAGAGAAAAGCGCCTAAGGGCTATCTGCAGGGCGTACAGCAAGGTAGAAAGAACCTCGCAAGGGAATTATCGCATATCATCGAAAAACACCTTGTTGTGACGATTAGAGAGGATAAACAGGGCAATAAGGTGTCACAGAAGCAACTAGATAAATTTATGGAGCTTATTAATGCAGATTCATATAAGGACGTTGAGTAAATGAAAAGAAAGGCGGCAATTATGGATAAATCACAACACTTAGAAGAAATAAAATCAACTGCTGAGAATTGTTATAACATTGGATATAAGCGTGGATATCAGAGATAGCTTTTATTGTCGGTGGCATTAATGGAATGAACAAGGTGCAGAACACGTTGAGAAAAAGGTATAACAATATAAACAACGAGGGAAAAGATTAAAATACATCAACCGAAACTTGAAGAAAATAGGAGATTAAAAATGGCAGAACGTAGAATGTTCACTAAAAAAGTCACTGATGATGATAATTTCATGGCTTTATCATCAAGTGCGCAAGCCTTATATTTGCATTTATCTATGTCTGCTGATGATGACGGATTTTGCAATCAGGTATCAGTTTCCATGTTCAAAGCTCACGCAAGTGTAGCTGATTTACAACAGCTATTGGAAAAAAGATACATTTATCAGTTTGATAATGGTGTGATTGTAATTAAGCATTGGCGCATGGCAAACGCTTTGAGAAAAGACCGGTATACACCGACGAATTTTAAGGAAGAATTGGCAAAATTAAAGATAAAATCCAACGGTGCATACACATTTTCTGATGATGGTTGCCGTGTGGTTGCCAATGGGTTGCCAGATGGTTGCCAAGTGGTTGCCACTTGTCTGCCACAGGATAGTATAGGTAAGGTAAGTATAGATAAGAATAGTATAGTTAAGGATAGTAAAGATAAGGATATAAAAGAAAAAGATATTGATAAATCAATATCTAAAAAGAAAACTGTCTACTACCCTGATGATGCAATGCTGGAGAGTGCTTTTCAAGAATATCTGACAATGCGAAAGAAGATTAGGAAGCCAATATGCACTGACATGGCATTACACCGAGCTATGAACACTATCGAGAGACTTTCAAAAGGTGATAATGATTTGGCTGTTAAAATTCTTAATCAGTCAGTAGACCATTGTTGGCAAGGGCTGTTTGCACTAAAGGACAACGAGCCACATTCAGCTAACAAAGGCACCATTGATTGGGATAATGTATGAGGTAGAAAAATGACAAGAGATGAGACCGTTAAAATCATTCGCATAATGTGTGATTGCTACCCCAATTACAAGCCGAGCAATTTATCAGAGACTATAGATGTGTGGAATATGATGTTGGAAAATTGCACTTATGAACAAGTATCAGTCGCACTTAAAGCATATGTTTTTTCCGATACAAGCGGATTTGCACCGAGCATCGGACAGCTAATTAACAAACTGCATGAGGTTCAATCCCCACAGGAGCTTAACGAAATGGAAGCATGGATGCTTGTTAGCAAGGCACTTAGAAATGGCTACTATGGCGCAGTTGAAGAATTTAACAAGCTACCACCACTCGTACAAAAGGCTGTCGGGAGTCCTGATAATCTTAGGAACTGGGCGCTGACAGACAGTAAGAGCATTGAAAACGTAGTGCAGTCAAACTTTATGAGAACTTATAGGGTAGTTGTTAATCGAGCAAAGGAATATCAAAAAATGCCAAAGGATATACAGGCATTGATTGAAAGTACCAATAAAAGCTCGTATTCGGCTCAAATCGGCTCTAAAAATCAACAGACGATAAAATTATCGCTCGAAGATAATAAAAGCCAAAATAAGCCGATTAAAGGTGTTCCAATGCCAAAAGAAATTAAGGAACGTATCGAGCAGATGAAAAGATAGGAGGTAAAGAGGTTTTGGTCGACCAATTAAAACATGTTTTACTCCTAGCGAAAAATGATAAAAGACAAGTATTCAAGACAGAGATATGAAGAACGAAAAGCCAGTAACCTTTGCGTGCTTTGCGGAAAACCACTTGATAGAGAAGGCGTGGTTTGTACGGCATGTAACAGCAAACGCACAGCATACGGCCGAGAACTTTATAAAAAATTACAGGCAGTCGGTGTTTGCCCTAGGTGTGGTAAAAACTTGCTATATGGTGACGAAAAAAGCTGTGTTGAGTGTAGGGCAAAATCAGCCGAAGCCATGTCAAAGAAACGTGCTACTGATGTTGAAAAATACAATGAGCGACAAAAAGTATGGCGAAAAGCACGATACGAAAAAGACAAGGCAAATGGCATATGTACACGATGTCGTAAAAGGAAAGCAGACCCGGGACATACCACTTGCACATTTTGCCGGGAAACAATGAGAAGAGCACGCGTTAAAATGCCTGAAAGAACCGGCAGATATGAACAAGGACTATGTTTTTTCTGTGATAATCCGGTAAAACCCGGATATAAGGTTTGTGAAAAGCACTATCAGCAGAACGTTAAGAATGCGACTTGCGAAAAGGCAAACTTGGCACGACAGAAGATAAAAGAAAGGAGTCCACAATGGACGCCTTGAAAGATTTTTACGAGTTTTACCGGCCACTGCAAAGGAAATATGACTTGCAAATGATTTACAAAACCAATAGCAAGGAAGCAAAAATAACCATCCGGTGGCGTGGTAAAGAGATTGTAAAAGTCACAGAAGAAACTACCGAAGCCTGTTTTATCAGGACAAAACGAGAACTTGAAGAAAGAATGAAAAAATATGAGCAACAAACTGAAACCAAAGAAAAAGCACAAAGAGCCGGATTTTACATGGACAAAATCAGAGAGAGTTACGCTGAAAAACAGCAATAACCGTAGAAAGCTCGTAAGGCGGTCTTTCACAGACTTTATGGATTTAGGCTACTATGTACTGTATTTACATCATGGATTTGGTAATAAGCGCATTGTAAGGCTTGAAAGAACCATAAATGAGTACCTTGAAAGGGCACAGACCGAAAATGAAATGAAAACTGAAACACTTGCTGAACTTTTGAAAGTTAGATACGGCATTGATGTGCAGAAAGAGATTAATTTAATCCCAATGCAACAGTTGATTAGGATTTACCAAAGGAATAATCCACTTACGATAAACGACACGAGACAGCTTTTAAATGACACGGCATACAGCTACATAGTTTTAGCATGTACGGCACTTAAATTGATGTTTAAATTGTCAGTTAGAGAAATCAAAGAGTTTATCGCAGAATTTAGGGACTTAATCGACACGTTGTATAAATTTAATCAATTCGGTCTGACATTACCAAAGGTGGCGCAATGCCTTGCTGATGAAGTT